GGGTTAACATTTATTATTCCAAGAGAACCATCCTTTAATTCAGTTGCATATGGTTGTTCTAACCATATTTCTTCATCATATTTTAAAGTTACAACATTACCTGTTTTTTGTACATTTCCATCAAATAAATCAAAATTAGTATTAAAATCAATATTATTAGATGTTATTGATAATTTAGGTGTTACCTGAGAAGCAAGAGTATTTCTAGAACGAATTGGAATTAAAGTTTGTGATTGTGGATTAATTTGAATTCTAGATAATTGACTAATTGATCCATAATTTTTAAATGGATCAACGAAAAATCCTGTTTTAAATCTATTTCTACCTTCAGAATCTTGAATTTGAAGTGATTGTACATTATTTTCCAATAAAGATAATGAAGTTACTTCTTCTAAATTTGAAACTCTATCTTCAATATTACCAATATCTCTCATTGTATATCTTCTATTATCAACCAAAGATAACAATGCTGATTGTGTATTATACAGATATGGTGGGAGATAAACAGTTCCCAAATCCATAACATCATCCATTCTAACAGGTGGTTTTGGATCTAAAGATGATAACCCCTTCTCATAAACAAATTCACCAAATTTATTCAAATATACTTTATCAATTCTTGGTAAATAATATTCATATCCAAGATCTGTATTTTCATTTGGTATTAAATATTGTTTTATTGCTCCAGAAAATACTCTTGATTCAAATGCAAATGGTGAAAGTGTATTACTACTAATATCATATACAGATACTCTTGGTCTAAAATCAAGTGTATCAGTTGCCCTAATTCCAGATCCTCCAATATTAGGAATATCATATTGGAACCTTTCAGCATCATAACTCATTGCTGTATATAGATCACCAGTATCGTCTGTTGGAACTGAATAATAGTCAAAAATAACTAATAATCTTCCAGATGGTTCAGATACTCCACCATTTCTAACAATAGAAGAATAATCATAATATTGATCTTTCTGTCCTTTATCTAATTTAAATGAATTGGTAATATCTTTATAAATTCCATTAGTTATTGTATCAATATTAGTATCAATATTAGAATCTTCAAAATTAACAGTCTCACCTTCCGCAAAACGAGTTCCAGTTAAATAAACAATTCCCAATGTATTTGCATCGATTGTTGATTTATTAACTACTCTAGCAATTGCCTTACTAGTATAACCAACAATATTTTCACCAATAACTGCATTTGTTTGAACATCAGCAGTACTACTAAATTTAAATTGATCTAAGGTTGGTTGAGCATTATCAATAGATTCATAAACTGCTAAAAATTTAACAACATCCGGATAATTTAATGATATTTTTTCATCCTGAACTCTCAATCCATATCTTTGATTTTGATCATATATAAGTCCATCAGAAACAAAATCTCCACCAGGACCAGTAGCAGTATTTCCAGATCTTGCATATTTTGAATATATAACATCCACCATTTTACTTCTATTATAATTCTTTATCTTACTAACAACTCCATCCTTTTTGATAGCAAGATTCATATAATTATTAACTTCTCCAGCATTAGTCAAATTGGTAATAACAATTTGATCACCACTATTATTATAGGAGAATGTATCTTCTGATATTTTACCTATTCCTGTAGCAGCATTTTCATAATGTAATGAGTATCTTTCTTCATCAAAAGGTTCAAACGTTGAAGTTGCAGAAATTTCTGGATATACACTAGTAACATCAGATATATCAACAGTTACTTTATTACCAGAAATTGCATCAACCTTCAATTGTTTAGTAACTCTCAATTTAGAATCTGAAAGATCAACTGTAGATACATTTCTATGACCTAATGGTGCATGTAAAATACCAGTTCCCCTTATTATTGGTGCACCAGCAGTCATTTTAACTGGAGATCCTTCTGTTGTTGCATTAGTTGGTAAAGAACCACTAAAAACACCAGGTATGCTTGGACTGATTGCTTCTACAATTATACTTGTATTACCAGCACCTATAGATTTAACTTTATTATAAGTGGGATCCGTGCTACCGATTCTTTGATATACTACTATAACTCCTGGTCTAAGTCCACTAAATTGCTTTGCACCAGAAGTTATAGTAGAAACACCTGATGATGGTAGTGTAATCATACAATCGGAAATTCCATTTGGAAGTGGAAATCTATCTAAAACTGCATCTGCCTTAAAGGTTTGTCCAGTATAATTATCAGTTCCTGGTACTTGTTGTACAGATTTAATTGATTGTGTATTATTTGCAGTAGATATACCAATAGTTCTAGAGATATCTACACCATTTACCTGTATTTGTTCACCTTTAGCAAAAGTTCCAGTAGTTTGATTTAAATCAATCCTCGATGAATCATCACCAGCACCCACAGCATAACCACTGGCACCACTACTTTTTCCTTTAACAAAAGAACTACTTGGCAATTCAGTTGATGAAACAGCAGCATTTAATGTAATTTGAGTTGTTGTTTGTATATCAAATAATCTCAAATCCCAAACTGTTGTAGCATCAGAATATTCTTGATTTCTTAAACTTAAATCATATGCTCTAGCAGTACCTATATTATTTCCATTTTGGGCAAAATTATCATATAATTGTACATATCCACCTTGTTTTACTATTCCACTTACATTATTAACCCTGAGAACACTACCCATATTAAAATTAACACTTGCAGTACTGTTAATTCCAACATCTCTTGGTTTATCAACATCAACTATAGTAGTTCCAGCTTTTTCAATATCATATCCTTGAACATATGCCTTTCCATTAGATACTTTTAATGCCATCAAATCTTTCGATGGAGTATTTAATTGATCAGTTTTTTCATTTTTATCAAATAATCCACCATTACCTAGATTATCATTTAATGAGTCATGTATGGATAATTTAAAAGGTTCTACCGTATAATCTCCAGATTCATCATATGTCCTTTCTGCTATCCAATCTTTAATAATATTATAATCTGATTTTGGGTTAATTATCTTAATTTTTCCATTCTTAACTCTTAATAATTCAACAAAATCAGTATCATCTAAATCTTCTAAAGATTTCTTAGTTAAAGTTAAATCAATCTTTAATCTATCAGCACCTGGTGCAGCATAATTACTAAAACCTTTAGCATTATCATATAAAGACTCATCATCCTTTGCATTGAGAAGTATTTCATCAATTTTTAGTCCAACCCTATATGATGGTTCATTACTATAATAATCTAAAATAATAGTTTGATCATTAACATTTACAAAATAACCTCTTATAAAATAAACACCTTTTGTAATATATGCTGCAGATCCCATAGAAGTTGCATCAGAAGCAATTAGAGATGAAAAGGGTGTTCCAGCATTTATGGTTGTATTACCATAAGTAATATTATCAGAACAAGTTAATTGCTCTCCATCAGAAAATGGATTAATTTTAGAATCTTTATCACCTGTAACATAAGTAACATAAATTGTTATATCATCTACATCATCAGTAGTTGGTAAAGCAACATATTTAACTATTCCACTTATTCCAGAATTAACTCCTGTTATTTTTTTACCTATAAAATCCTTAATATAAAGGGAAACATCTATACCATAAATTTCTTCTTGTATTTTAACAGATGCATAATTTCCAACATATGAAATATTACCCGGAATAACAACAGATCCTTCTTTAAATATATGATTACCAAAGGATTGTATTTGATTTTGTAGAATGGATTGTGAACTAGTTAATTCCCTAGCTTGAACTGGAAATCCTGGTTTGTACAATACTTTATAGAAATTCTTTTCAGAACTAAAGTCGTCATAATATGGACTTATATTTAAATTTGTTTTTTGTGCCATTGTTCTTTAGAATTCCAGAATAATTTTAATGTCTTCTTTTTGTCTTAAATCACGTCTAACCTCTTTTCGGTTATCGATATAGAGTATCTCACCCGTCTTTTTATTTATCTCAGGATTTGCAAGACCATTTTCAAAGTTAACTCCTAAATTTATTAATTTGTCATCAACTCTAGTTGTAATACCAGTAAATGTAGCATTAATAGAAACTATAAAGTTAGCATTAGTCTTTTGTGATTGAATTTGTGCAGGTTCTTCCTCGGACTCTTGTTTTTCTGAACTAAATGCCAATACCTTAGCAATGCTATCTACATTTTCCTTATCTTTTTGATCCTTATAATTTGGATAATATAAAGATCTATCTTGCCAATATTTCAAAACCTTTGTTTCAGAATCATATGATGCAACATATCCTTTAGCAATTCCACCAGGAACAGTTTGCGTTATTGCAGCACCAACTACAGCAGGATTGTTTGGAATAACTGCTGCTGATGCTGGTGTCAGCATAATAGAATGTAATGATGAAAATTGGTTAAAAGTACAAATACCAACAGAATCAAATAAACTAGGATTTTTTATAACTCCCACTTGACCAAAATGGGTATCAACTGGAAAATCTTTGGTTGAATCATCAAATCTAGCATAAATTAAAACTTTATCTGCACCCAATTCTGTATAAAGATCATATCCATGACCTTTAGATGGTGGAATTATAGGTATTAATGTTGCCTCAGATCCTACTGCACCACCATTAACATCACTTAAATCAAGTATTCCATAAGTATATCCAGATCCTCCAGAAGTAACAATTACAGAATCTATAGATTGAGAATTATTGACAGTAACTAATGCTTTAGCTCCTACACCATCTCCAAGTATATCTACAGTTGTAGTTGTATCTGCTGTATATCCACTTCCACCATCCTTAATATAAACAGTTTTAATTTGATTTTTATATATATCAGAATCACCTGCTTCCCTAACACTTTGTATTTGAGGATCAGTTGATGTTGTCCAATCGTTTGGTAATACAATATAATCAGTAGAATCAAATTTTATAATATCACTGGGAGAAATTGTATATAGATATTTCCAAAGATAACCATCACCACTTGTTCCTGCAGGAGATGGTTCTAAATTGGTAAATGTTGGTTCATCTAAAGATCTTTTACCACCTGGTAAAGTTCCAGAAGAACCATTAGATATACAAATATAAACCTTATAATCACTATTAACTACATAATAATTTGTATTATATAATGTACTATTACCATTGGGTGTTGGGTTGTTTACTATATCATAATCATGCCTA